CTGCCGGTGAAGGATCTCGGTGGTCCTGGTGGCATCGCGGTCACCGAGGTCGCGAGCTATGGCCTCGCCGTCACCAAGGTGACCGGAACGGGTGGAGGCCTGGGTGTGACGTTCGTGAGCGCGACGGGTGGGCCTGCGCTGCCGGTGCTCACGACATTTGCGACGTTTAATGGCACTCCATCCGCCGGGATTGTTCTATCCAACGGCAATCGCACCGTCACGCATGGGACGACGAACAATGGCGCAGGCGTGCAAAGCACGACGACTTTGTCGAGCGGGAAGTACTATTTCGAAATAAAAGTGCAAACTTCATTCGGAAACGCTGAAGGTTTTGGTATTAAGACAAATTTGGGCGGAACATTCATTGAAGGTGTTGGCAATGCACCGAACGGTGTCGGTGTCAGTTATGGGACCGGGACAACGAAGATTTATACTAACTCCGTTGACAGTGGCAAAGCGCTTGGCGTAACCGCCGTCAATGATGTTTTCGGTGCAGCTATCGATTTGACTGCGCGTTTAGTTTGGTTTCGCCGCAATAATGGCAATTGGAACGGTGATGCCGCAGCCGATCCAGCCACCGGAGCGAATGGAGTGGTAGTCCCCGCAGGGGCTTTGTCGCCTTATGTTCGTTTTACGAACTCAGGTGCAACCGACGTACAAGCGGCCAATTTTGGGCAAGCGGCTTTTGCCTTTACCCCGCCGAGTGGTTTCATTCTTGGGTGGGGTACATGATCGATCTTACCGCCAACTTCGGCGCATCCGCCTTCGTCGGCACTGTTCCATCCGGTTTCACCGCAGGATGGCCTGCATAAAAGGATCTTGTGACATGGCAGCACCAACCCAACCACTTATCCGCACCGAAACCGTTACGTTGGCCAACCCGACGCCGCCGACGAATATTCCGGTGAACTACCAAGGCTCGCCGCCGACGCCGGTCGGTCTCTCCTACGTGCATGTCAACACGACGCCAGAGAACGCCGACGTGTTCGCTGATCCGCTCAATGGCGCGGTAGCAACGCAGTGGACCGGGACCGATGCAAAGCCGGTCGTGGCCGAGCTTGCAGGAAAGGCGGAGGCTGAAGGTACCGAGGTTACGACTGTTGTGGGCGGCACAACCGGACATAGCACCACAACCAGCGTTTACAGCGAGAGCCCGAATGCATCACATCCGAGCAGCACAGGCACCAATCCGGTCGGCTCCGAGCTTGTGACCGGCGGCGACTTCGCGGACGCGACGGGATGGACATTGTCCGGCCTTGCGACGATCGGCACCGGAACGCTCAACATGGGTGGTGGGGCCAACTCGACCGCAGGACGCGCGGCTGCCGCCACACTGACGACGGGCAATTACCAGTTCGAGTTCGACGTCACCACGACCGATGGCACTGGACAGGTCTCGGTCATCATTGGCGGCGTGCCGCTGGTGGTGGCGGGCTCGCAAGCCGTTGGCCATTACACCGGCATCATCACTACGGATGCAGCGAGCCAGTTGCTGCAACTGCGCTGCATCACCGCCGTGATTTGCAAGCTCGACAACTTCAGCGTTAAACGTCTGCTGTAGGAGGAGACCATGGCAAAGAAGTCGAAGTCGCGGTTCACCGCAGAAGTCGATGACGATGATGACGATTGGATCGAGGAGAAGGCGCCGGCGCCGGCGCCGGAGGCAAAGAAGCCGGAAGTGAAGCCGGTCAAGCTTCCTCCGAATCATGATCTGATGATCAACGTGCCAGCCAAACCCGAGGAGGATTGATCATGGCATTGGCTCCTATTTCGCGCGCGACGTCGGTGACGATCGCAAACCCGACCCCGCCGACCAACGTGGTTACCCAGTATCAGGGCTCGCCTCCGACGCTGCCAGGACTCACCCCGCCTCTGAATACACCCCAACCTGATGTCGCCGACGCGAACATCTTCAAGTTCGCCGATCCTGGTGTCGGGGCGGTGGCGACGGGCAATCCGGTAGACAAGCTCGGCGCTCCCCGGCCCGAACTCGCAGGGCTCGCCGAAGGCGACGGCACCGAGACCGCCACCTACAATCCGCCTGGAGCGACCGCTGCCAACGATTGGTCATCGCAGCGCGGTACGGATGGCAACTACTCGGAGACGCCGAACGCGAGCCATCCGAGCTTCAACACGATGGCGAAATGAGGCGCTGGGTCGAAATCGAACGCGAAGGCAGGACCATCGGGATGTTCGTCACCGATGGCCCTGCCCCGGCACGTTCTGCTCTCCCGCTCCCCTATGTCATCTCGGACACCATGGAGCCGACAGAGCAGGTCGACGGCCAATTCTACACGTCGAAAAGTCAGTTTCGAGCGGTCGGGAAGTCGCTTGGGCTGATCGAAGTCGGTAACGAGAAAATCCAACCAAGACGGCGTTCCACGGACGATCCGGCAGTGCGCAGGCGGCGCAAGCAGGTCGCGAAGGACGCAATCGACAAGGTCAGAGCAGGGCACTATGAGCGATACTTCCATCGCGACGGCTCCCGTCGAGCCGTCAGTACCGACCCAGGTAACGATACCTGAAGCAGGCCCGCAGGGGCCGTCCGGCGAGGTAGGACAGCAGACCCCCTCGAAGTCGCTGGAGCAGATCGCCATCGACCGCGCTAACGAACGCCGTGGCGCGGTCGAGCGTGCGCTCGCGAAGGCGCAGGCGCAGCAAGCCGAGAGGGCTGACCAGGGCAAACCTGATCAGGACAAGCCTGCAGTCAAGGCTCAAGACAAACCCCAACAGCCGACACAACGTGAACCGCAGCCGAGGGATCGCGGTCGCTTTGCGTCGTCTCAGCCGGTGAATCCGCCTGACAACACCGGCCAGCCAGCGGAGAGGCCTTCCCGGTACGCTCCGCTGGCTGACAATGCTCCCTACCGCGAGGCTCCGCCGCGCTTCGACGCGGTCGCCAAGTCGGACTGGGCTGGCGTTCCGGAAAGCGTGCGCGGTGCGGTGCATCAGGCGCACCAGCAAATGGAGCGCGGCATCCAGCAACTGCAGCATCAGGCGCGGCAGTTCGAGGCGTTCTATCAGCCGCTGCGGCAGTACGATCAACTGGCGCGGCAGCAGGGGTCTAGCATCAGTGAGGCGTTGGACAACTTCACCGGCATGGAGCGGTTTCTGCGTTCCGACTTTTTCGGCGGGCTCGATCTGCTGATCAACAACCTCGATCTCAGGACCACCGATGGAAGGAAGGCGACGGCGCGCGATGTCGCCTATCACATTCTCAACCAGTCTCCCGAGCAGCATCAACTGACGCAGCAGCAGAACTACGCGCGTGCCCAGGCCATGCAGGTCGGCCAGTTGCAACATACGGTTCATCAGCTTGCCAACGGCCTGCAGCAGATGCATTATCAGCAGCGTCTCGGCGTGACGATGTCGGAGATCGACAAGTTCGCCGCGACCCATCCGCGCTTCGATGAGGTAAGCGGCCACATCAAGCGCGAGCTGGATCTCGGTTTTCCGCTCCCCGTGGCGTACAACCGAGCCATCGCCCTGGCTGGTCCCGGCAACGGCAATGGTCACGCGAACGGCAACGGGCAAACGCACGCGGCTCAGACCCGCAACGCACCGGCTCAGACCCGGGAAGAGATCGACCGCTCGATCTCAGGCGCTCCAAACGGAAGCGTCTCATCCTCGCCGCGACAGCAGAAATCTGCGTCGAACCGCGAGGCTCTCCTCAAAGCAGCGCGCAGGGTGCGCGCAGGGGTCTGACCAATGGCTGTTTCCAATCTGCAAGCAGACGTCCACTATCATCAGGTGCTCTCGATGGCGCTTGAGGATCGGTCCTCGGACTATGAGGATCTTGTCTCGGCGAACAACGCACTGCTCTCTGTGCTGCGGCGCAAAGGTTTGTGGCGCACCTACTCGGGGCCGCGCATTCGCCAGACGCTCCAGATCAACCGGCAAGACGCGCAGTGGTATGCTGGTTATGATCAACTGCTGAACCCCGCCATCGACTTGTTCAACGACGTGTTCTACACGCCGAAGATGGTGGTCGTGCCGATCATCCTGAGCATGCAGGAGATCCTGAACAACGAGGGCGAGGCGCAACTGATCGACACCCTCGAAGCCTACATGGACGCCGCCGAGCGCTCGCTTGAAGACACCATGGACGCTGCGATGTACTCGGACGGTACCGCGTTCGGCGGCAAGCAGTTGACCGGGCTCGCCACGGCGGTCCCGACGCTTCCCGCAACCGGCTCCTATGCGGGCATCGACCGCACCCAGGCGAACAGCGCGATCTGGCGCACCACCGCATGGGACGCGAGCGCTGCTGCCGGGACCAATCTGCTACCCGCTGCTCTCGGCACGCAGGTCACGTCGACCAGCATCCGCCCGATGCTCAACTACATCATGACCAAGCAGTCGCGCGGCCGTCAGTACGCCGACCTGTTGATCATGAGCCCCGAGCACTATGCGGCATATGACGCCGCGACGGTCGCGATCCAGCGGCAGACCAACTCGACCCGGCTCGGTCAGTTGGGGTTCACCGCTCTCGAGTATATCGGCGGGGGAAAGCGTGCCGAGATCGTGCTCGATGGCGGCATCGGCTCGAACATGCCTGCCAATACCACGTTCGGCCTCAACACCGACACGCTGCGCATCCGCTACAACCCCAACCGCAACTTTGATCGTCTGTTCAAGGGCGATGGACAGATGCCGATTGATAAGGACGCAATCGCGCAGTTCATCGGGTGGATGGGCGAGATGACCATGACCAATCCGCTGTTCAACTGGCGCTTCTATGACTCGAACCCCGCCGCCTAGTTCGGAGGGCGACGGCAAACTCACAAACCGGGAAGTTCTTCTCCCCGTGGGGCTTCCCGGTCTTTTTCTGGAGGAATGCTATGGCATTGATGCCGCAGCGCGCAGGGATCACACCGTTCTTCAAGACGATTGCGCTGGAGAACAAGCGCAAGAGTGTCGACTCCGGTCGGCCGATCTACGAAGACGTCGAGGTGTGCGAAATTCGCTTTGCCGGATCGAAGGAGTGCTACGTCTTCCCGTCCACCCAGGTCTCGCACTGGGAGAACGACGAGGAAACCGGCGAGCAGCGCCAGTTGACCTATGCGGAGCGCTTTCCGCGCCAGTACCAGCAATTCAAAGCGAAGATGGCGCAGACCAAGTCCGGTACGCCGCTCGACTACATCCCGTTCCTGACCGATGCCAAGCGTGCCGAGCTTCGTGCGCTTTCGATCTACACCGTCGAGGCACTGGCAGAGCTTGATGGCCAGCCGCTCAAGAACCTCGGTATTGGCGGGCGCGAACTGAAGAACAAGGCGCTGGCGTATCTGGAGAACGCCAATCATGACGGTGTGATCCTGCGTCAACAGCAGCAGATCGACGAGCTTCTCACCCGCATCAAGGCGATGGAAGCCGAGGCAAAGCTGGCCAGCAACGGCCAGAACGAGGCTCCTCCGCCGGTCACGCCCGGCCCGGATCCGGTGCCGACGCCCGAGGAAGAGCCTGACTCGGATGACTCGGATGACTCGGATGGTGTCGGCCGCAACGAGCTTCCCCCGGCGGCAGCGGCTGGTGAATTCTCAGGGATGAACCGCAAGCAGTTGATGGGCTTCATCGCCGAGCGGACCGGCGCAATGCCGGTCGGCAACCCCTCGATGCGCACCCTGGTCAAGATGGCGGAGGCCAATAGCGCGCGATGACGGTTCAGTCGGTCGTCAGGGAAGTTTGCTCTTTCGTCGGCGTTCGTCCGCCGCCGGGGTCGATCTTTCTGACGCCCGAACAGGACCGCACCATGTGGGAGATGGTGCAGCTTGCCAACGAGATGGCACAGCGCATTGCCTACACCACGCGCGAATGGACCGCGCTGCGCACGCGCGCCAAGTTCATTGGGGCGCTCATTCCGAACCCGGATGATCCGCCGGGGCCGATGATCCCGCAACCATCGTTTCCGCTCCCGGCCGACTATCAGCGCATGCTGAAGACCGCACAGGTGTGGCGCTCGACCTTCACGTCGGCGCCGCTTTCCTTCATTTCGGACCCGGACGATTGGCTGCGCCGCGAGATCCAGAACACCGTGAACGCCAATGGCGGGGAATGGACGATCGAGGATGGCCAGATGCACATCCGCCCGGCGCTGGCTGTTGGTGAGACTGCCACTTTTTACTATCTGCGCAACACTTGCGTGAAGCTCGCCTCTGGCGGCTTCGGCGACAGCTTCGTGATCGACGACGACAGCTTCGCGCTGCCCGAGCGGCTGCTGAAGCTCGGGATGGTCTGGCAGTGGAAGGCATACAAGGGCGGCAGCTACGCCGAGG